CATCCAGATCAAACTTCTTAATTTTATCTTTATATCTTTTCATTAATTCTTTTGATAAATAATATAAAGCATTTGGTATTGTTTTTTCTCTTGAAAATAAATGCGTTTTTGTTAAAGAGTTTAGTGAATAAGTAAATACCTCTGGATTACAATATTTTGAAAAATATCTCGCCATTTGTTGACCATACTGACGAATTGTAAAATAAATAAAAAGAGATTCATACCCCATAGCATCATTATTTTTTAAGAAATAAGATAACAATGAAAGATAAAATGTAGTAGGGTTATCTTTAAATAAGTTTGCAAATTTTTCTTCTTTTCTACCTGCCCACATTCTTTTTCTATAATCTGCAACTTGACTATCTACTAATCCAGTATAATGTAGAAATTCATAATAATCTTTTCTGGTACTTGGTACGAAACAAGGCTCTGAAAGACTTCCTAAATTTGTAGAAACTAACTTTGTAATTAATCTTCTTAAAGGAAGATCTTGTACATTTTCTTTTTTAAATAGTTCTTCCATTATACCACCCTTACTGTAATACTATCTTCTGTGAAATATACATACTCAGGGCCATACTCTAACAATTGATCTTCTGATAATTGTTTTAATTCAAAATTAAAGAATATACTTGTTTCTGGTTTCTTCAATCTACAATGACTTACACCATCAATTTGCTGAACTGTGTTTATAATTTCTGAACGATAAATAGTTGCATTGCTTCCAAAACGATCTTTAAATGTATTATAAATAGTTTCTCTTACTGTATTTATCAACGAACTTACGGTTCCACTATAAGATAAAGATCTAAAAACTTCTATTTCTATTTCTAATGGAATAGTATATAATGGCAACTCAATCCAACCATTATCAGAGAAAATATAATTCATGTCTTTATTAATTACATAAACTATAGAGTCTGCAGTTGGTTCATCAAATAAATAAACTACTGGATATGCTGATGAATCAATACATTGAATGATGGTTCCAGTTAAAGGATCATTAGCGCAATCAACTCCAACTAAAATAAATCTATCACCAACATTAGAAGTTGGAGGAGGTGCAGTTACTATATCAATAACATCTGAAATAGTGGGTTGATTTAGTAACATATTTTCCATTATACCAGTTGTATTAGTAAATTTGGTATTTGAAAAGTCTGTAAGCATTTTATATTCTGATAAATCCATTGACGAAATTATATTTTGTAAAATTTGTAGTTCAAATACTTCTTTATCAATAGAATCATAATATTCTTTTTGAATAACGGGAATGTCATAAATTACAATACTAGTATCATCAACGGCCGCATTAGATCTCATAAAATTGCTAAGAGGTTTTCTAAATGTTACTTGCCCTGAATAAGTTGCAACTAAATTTGAAGTTGGATCCGAAATTGTAAAATCGAAGAATTGTTCATCAGTTGGTAAAGTAGTATATGGGTCAAATTCAACAACAAACTCGCTAGCAGTTGAATCATTAGTCATTAAAGCTGTAGTACCACTTGATCTAATTTTAAACTCACAGCTACATAACTCAGGGTTAACTTCTTCACTAGTATAATGAAGTCTAAAAACTCCTTTTGTGCCGTCAGAATAAACATGTAGTTGATCTGCAACTATATTATATGATGATGTTGGATAACTAGTTTCTAAAGCTGGAGTTATTTTAACAGAATAAATTGTATATTCATAATTACCAACTTCGTTTATAATATCAATATCAATATCAAATATAGTTAAATAATCTACTCCACCAATATTGATTATAGTATCTCTTGATATTCTATCTTGACTAGTAGGTACTAAATATTTTGCATTTCTAGTAGGTACTAAATTATCTACTTCATCTGTTCCTGTGCCAAATAAAATTGCAGTGAATAACTCAATTTCATTAACTTGTAAATCTGATCTTTTTAATACAGGAAGTGAGTTTTGTGCTATAGGTGAGTTTTGAACAATAACATTAATATTCTTATAATCATTTTCTGTTACTAATCTATTTAAAGCTGTAAGAGATGCAATTGAATTTCTTCTTATTGATTCTAATGATTCTTCATTAACACCACCAAATGCAGGAGAAGCATTTATTACAGAATAATCAACAAGTTGAGTTGAACCACTACCGGTAGTTATATATATTCTATCCCCATCTTTAATTGAACCCGCAATTACATTTCCGTTCTCGCCATCTGTAACTCCAACTGTTACTAAAACACTTGAACCTGGCATTGGTTGATAACCAAATAAACCATTTCCAAAACTAAGTCTTCTACCAGTATCTGTTCTTCTTGAAACATATCCTCTATCTGTATTTGACATTAAGAATAAACTTTGGTATTCATTCCATATAGTATAACCTGCACTACCTGGTTCTCTTAATTGAACTACTAGAGTTGCAACTTCTCCAGAAATGGGAACATCAATATTAACAAATTGATATTGTTGAGTATCATTGTCAATTTGAAATTCTTGTACTGTCTGAACAACTTGTGTTATTGGTAAAGTAAATTGAAATGAATCAACAGTTTTATTTATATAAAGATTGTATTTTTTTGACCCTTCAACAACAGTAACTGTTACGTTTGAGTTATTTGTTACAGTAACAGTTGTTTCATATGTGGTACGAAATTCTACATCAGTATTTGCTCTAAATTTAAAACCATTTGGGATAACAAATTGAACATTAGGATCTTCAAAACCAAATGGGAATGTCAAAAGAACGACTGCAGTTGCTGGTGTAGCTTCTCTTGTATTATATCCTAAAAATGCTGAAAGGTTTAGAATTGAATCTGGTAGTTGAGCTTTTGTAAGAAAGAATTCTCTATATGTTGATATTTGATAAAATAATAAGTTACTAGTTAATGTTGAAAGAATATCAATCATGAAACTCAAGAATGATGATTTAGTCAAATCGACATTTTCTAGTTCGAGATAGTTCTTAACCTGGTCACTTATTTGTTCTCTAATACTATCTCTAGAAGTATAAATTTGACTAGATAAAGTTGTTTCTGCCATTATAAATCTCCTTTAGCAAGGAATAACGTTTCTTAATGGAAAATAAAATCCAGCTTTTTTATCAAACATGTTTTTCAAACATTCGCGTAGAGTTTCATGTTTTACTAATAATTTTGAAATAAATTGTGCATCTGGTAAAGTATGAATCTGTTTGGTATATTCAACAAACGAATAAACATTTTCAACTGATGGTTCTATTTGATCTGTTGTAAAACTTTGAAATACTTGCGTTCTTAATCTCCAAAATCTTCTTTCAGTTGGCGGGTGTATTTCAACCCCTGTTACTTGATATACAGGATAATTGTCTGAAGTTGGATTTAAAAATGCACTCTCAAATTTTATTATATCTCCAGGATAAGGTTTTAAGTTGTAAGTACTTGGAATAACTAAAACTGTTTCTGAATATCTGGTATATCCAATATCTTGTGCATCAAATGAAACTGACATATCCTCTGTAAAAAATACTGGCAATAATAAAATTTTATTTCTTTTTGTTCCTGATAATTCTCCTACGGGTTCATAAGACCCACCCATAAGATCAGTATCCCAAACCGAATCAGTAATATTTAGATTATAATAAGTTGCTAAATACGCAACTACATGCTTACTATAATAACTATATAGTAAATCTTGATACTCATGAATATAGTCATATATACGACTATATAATTGCATGTAGTGAGAATCCATTATTGTTTTTCCCTCTCTTTATCTTCCTCTTGCCTTTTTAATTTTGAATATGCAATTCTTAGTTCTGAATCAAATTTTATTTTGGCATCAGATTCTCTTTGTTTCCAATCTTCTAGTAGTTTCAAAACTTTCTTTTTACATTTACTTTCTTCAGTACTTGTTGTACATTTTCTGAATTGTCTTTCTAGTTCATTTACTACTGATTTAATTGATAACCAATCACATTGAGAATAGCAAATATTTATAGGATATTTATTTTGGGATACACATTTGCTTAGACAATTAAAATTTACTTTCTTTAATAAATAATTCATTACTACCATTGCCAAAGGTATTGGTACTGGCAGCATTCCTAATGTAAAAATAGTAGTTAATATTTTTTCTTTTTTTGGATCTCGTTTAGGGGGTTCAACTATTTTTTCTAAGTTTTTTTTAGAGGTAGTTCTTTAAACTCATTATATAGTTTTAAATGATTTCTAAAAGATATCTTATTTCTTAAATCTTTATTCTCTGTTATGAATTTAACAATTTCTTCTTTACTAATATCAAATTTATTTATTAAGTTTTCAGCTCTGTATCTAGCTACTCCTTTAAACTCAGGTTTTTCTTTTCTTTCTGAATTAATTTGTTCTTGTCTAATTTTAACTTGTAATTGTTGAACTCTTTTTGCCCATTTCATATATTCATTTCTTAGTTTTCTTTCACATTTATCTGGATTTTTAAAATCATCGCATTTTGTAATATCTGATCTCAAATCTTCTGCTACTTTTCTAGCTACATCCAATTGACATTGATATTTACAAATTTTTCTCTTTTTTGTAAATGGAATATTTGCATAACATTTTCTTTCACAAGTATCATTTAATTTTCTATAAATATAAAGAGCAAACATTGAAATAGGGGGAGCTAAACCAAAGAAAGAACTTCCTGCTATTGCCGCGAAAGAATATTTTAAGAACTTTTTAAATTTACTTTCAAATGCAGT